CCCTTATCCAGGCCGAAGCCAAACCACATTAAGAATGTGGCACCCAGCCTACTTTATATCCCAGGGGAGGAGAGCGGCGCGTCACTGCGCCGTCACCCCACCCTAGGCCGTAGACCGCGCAAGCTAGCACGATGTCTGGGTGAAACCTGTCATAGGGTACCTTTCGGAACTTGACAGGCCTGTAACACCGTACGTAACGGATTGAGTAGCGCCAACGAGCACCCCAACGACTCTCATCATCCTCACGGATGACGATGTCGCCAAGGTCTTTGGGACCGGTGCAAAGCCTAATCCCGCGAGGGATTTGAGCTAAGCAAAATGCGCGTGCCCTGTTAAGGGACACGCGATTTGGGTCGCAAATCGCTTGAAGGTTTACATTGGCCTCGTAGAGGCCATTTGCTACCGCAATCCAATGCTGAGGTTCGAGAACCGGGTTTTTGAGGAAGTAACCCCTCACAGGTTGCCCTGCAAAGTAATCACCCCCGCAACTCTCACGAAAAGGTCCTTCATGGAAGGACTTTTTCTCGTTCAAGGTAAACCCGAAGAACGCTAGCATTGCTTTCACTGTTCGATAGGCTGTCGTGGGGACAATTATGTCATCCCCATAGACAAGCACATCCTTCCCGTACTGCGTGAAGCAGCCCGAGAGGAAAGAGCCAACCCTCGCAATCGATGCGAAGATAGCGGTCTCTAGTTCGAATGTGAATCCATTGCCCATGCTCGAGAATTTCTCGAGCACGACCCAATTACCCTTTATGAGGGTACGTGGACTTCTGAGGCTCGAGAGAGCCTCATACCATCCAGGAGGTAACAACAACTTAACCAGGTTGCTGCTGACAGTATCACTTGCGTTTGAAAGATCGAGTGTGCACGAGTCTCCAGTAATGGAGCAACGCTTCGCTATCTCACGATGGCGATTCTGTGCAGTGCGTAAGTCAATACCGGCCGCTTTGAGGCGGCTACGGATCTGGCCACCCAAGGCCAGCTGATAAAAGACGTTTATTGAAGGCTCAACCGCAATGGCGCGGTCCTTCGTAGCGTCTTTCGGTGCCGTTGTGAAACGGTTTCCTTTGACAAACACAGGATCTATCTGATGAGAGGCGCAGTATGCGCCCCAATGGTTACCAAGCCATTGCGGCAAGTACCAAACGGCATCAGAGGTTAAGGCGGGCGATGAAGAACTCATTTTGTGGGGGATGGTAGCATTCTCCCCTCGATCAGTGAACGTCGTTCCAGGGCCGTGTCGGCCGTCCGCCAATGGTGACGGGTTGTGACCTAACAGCATCAGCATCTCATGTTTAATCCAGCCGATAATTTCGGCAATTTTAGGATCGAAGTCCTCCGCGAGGGCGCACCCAGGCAAATAACTCCAAAGACGCTGGTTAGTCCTGAAACATTCCAACTCTCCTTCATACCACTTTCTTTCGGCCATCGCTGCCCGATCGACAGTAGTAGGAAGAGGCTCGAACTTCCTAAGGAAGTTCGTTGCTGTAGCAGCAGCGCCATAGGCGCCGCTAGAGTTGTAGTGAACTGGATCAGTTACAAGATTTGCTAACTGATCAAATTCCCCTGCTCTGAGTAACATAGCACATGTTACGGAGCGAGGGCCACCTATGCCTTCGTAAACACGTAAGGCAAGTTCCGCTATATCTGGCGATAAGCTACGGACGCTCTGGGACATGATGTGCAGCCGTTTTCAGGTCGGCGCGAAGCCGGCTTTGACCGCTGCACGGAAATTCACATCCCAGACCGCACTGAACAGCTGCATCACTGCCTCGTCGATATCACCCTGAGGGATACCTTGGGGCATCACGATGCTGATGTCGGCGACAATGTTCCCAATGGGCGACCACTTTTCAGTGGTAGTGTCCTGGATACACGACGGGTACATCATTTGGATGTTGACCCGGCGAGCGTCCTTCTTCTGGTTCCACTTCGACAGCATTGTGATCCAGGGTTTGAGCCCTGCATACGGCACGGTCGGAGTCAGAGAACGCCAAAGAGCGGGAACGTTGTCACCCGAAGACGGGTTCATGGCGGTGTACGTGATAGCTGTGACACCATCGGCCTTCAAAGCGCCGATATTAGCGAGTGCTGGCATTTTGGTTTTTCCTTTAAATAGGAGGTTAGTTTACGAGACCCTTTGTCTGTTAGACCCTCACGGGCATAAAGACGAACGCGCCTTAACTTTTCAACTGTTGAATCAACAAAGAAATGTAAGTTGCCGCGCGAACAACGGAGAAGCCATTGAAAGGCTTGATGTATAGACTCGGTCCGGAAAGACCCAGCCTCCGTTCCATCTGTACGAATTCCGTGGTAGCGACTTTGCCGCCCGGCCACGTATCGATGCACTGTGTTAGGTCAAACTGCACAGTGGAGGAGTTGGTTAAACTCTGGCCTAGAAAACTATCCCATGCCGAAAGGCACTGCCCGATGTTCACGTAATGGTCAACGATGAACGACCAGGGGAGTAATTCCCATAGGGTCGCCGGGAGGTTAGCGAAACCTAACCCGGTGAACAAATGCAAGTTCGGATTTGTTATCTGAACGTCAGTCTGGAGTTGCACCAGAGTCTGATAAGTGGTCTTATACGTAGCAACGTTGGTAGTGACAAATGTAAATTTGTCGCCCTTCGCCCGGGCTTTAATCCTTTTGGGAGAAAAGTCCTGTTGTAATAATTCCATTGCATTCCCGATATCCTCAAACAGAGGACCCCAACCGAAATGAACCTCTAGAAATTGGTTCGCCATATTTCGGTCTATTCGCTTACTCTCTTTCCACCATGATGATTGATCATCAGGAGGTAGGCGTTTCCTTCGTCGTAATTTCTTCGTCTCCTCAGTTGACTTCTTGGCCCAAAGGTCAAGATCCCGCCTGAGTTGTCCGATATCACTTAAAGGAACAGTCTCCAACTTTGTCTTCCGCTTATTAAGCTTCGTACGGTTGGTAACAGTCGGATCAGCAAGGACCGCAGCGACGCCAGCAAAATTGAATTTCTTCAATTCTTTGACGACTTTAATTAGCTGCTTTGCTCGCGTTTCTATCATGTTGACTGCTTGTTGCCGTTCGGCGACATTAACGAGCCAGAGTGAATTACTCCTGGCCTTCTCAGCAAGCTTGCTGTAAGCTTTACTGACCGCCGCGTTATACGACGGTAAGTACGGACCAGCAACGGCGCTAGGCCCGCGATCGATAGCCCCGGGATCTTTCCTTGTAACAAGTCCCTTGCGGTACTTGTATGGAAGGATACGATCATAAGGCTTAACTTGCCTGTACTTCTCATGTCTCTCAAAGACAATCGGAGTATTTTGAAGGACCTCGACGATGGGTCCTGTGACAGGAAGAACCACTCAGTTCTCCTGATGCAAGTTTTCGCGAGGAGCAACCTCGCTCCGGCCTGACTTTCCAGGGTCAGGGCTATCCCGCAAAAGTGGGATAGCATTATGAATCCGCCAAGGCCACTCCGTGTAGGAGAGACTATTAGGGCGGTACGAGAGTGCCACAATGACAGCGCAAGCTGCCACAATAAGCACAACGAAGTTGAGATTCATATTTTAACTTCCGGTGTTTACCTTTACAGTCCTGTGAGGGACACATCCTTGTTTGTGGGCAAAGGGATGCTTGTAAAGGAGGGTTTAAAGCCCAGAGTGAGTCCGGTTGGTTATTACACCAAC